GAAGCAATGGTTGATATGCACACTGAATCACATAGATTATGATAGATAAAGTCAAAGAAGATCTGTTTTATAAGGGAGAGTTTAACTTTAGTTACTCTTCCTTGAACAGGTTATTATTTTCACCAAAACTCTTTTATAAAGATTATATCCTTAAAGAAAGGGAACTTAAGATGGATAAACATTTAATAGAAGGTAAATTAACACATCTTTTATTATTAGAACCAGATAAGTTTAATGAAGAATTTGTAATGACACCTTTAAAGATGCCTACAGATTCAGTCAAGAAAATATTAAGAATTGTCAGCAGTAAAATTGTTGATCCAAATAATTATATTAAGTTAGAAGAATTAGATGATCAAATATTAGAAGCATTAAAAGAAGAAAATTTATACCAATCGTTTAAAGAAGATCAAAAAAGATTAGATAAAATAATAACAGAAGAAAGTAAAGAATATTTTAAATTTCTACAAACAACAGGTAAAACTATTGTTGATGCAGATACATTTGCACATTGTATGGATCGTGTACATTTAATTAGAGCTAATGATGATGTAACTAAGTTACTAATGCAAGAAGCTACTGATTTTGAAATGGACAGTATTCAAGTATATAATGAAAAGAAATTAGAATGTAAATTAAATGATTATAAGTTTGGACTAAAAGGTATAATAGATAAATATATAATTGATGATGAATCAAAGACAATAACAATTGTAGATCTTAAAACAACAGCAAAACCATTAGAAAGTTTTGCAGAAACAGTGGATTTTTATAATTATTGGCTCCAAGCAGCCATATATTCACTACTTGTTGTTAAAAATGTTGATGAAAATCAACAGAAATACAAAATTATTTTTAAATTTGTTGTTATAGACAAATATGATCAGGTCTATGTCTTTCCTGTATCAGAGGAAACATTAGTGAGATGGATGACATCTTTGAAGGAAGCATTACAAGAAGCAAATTATCATTACAGTGAAAGAAAATATGATCTGCCATATGTATTTGCTAACGGTAATGTAACACTATGAAACAAATTTATACACAATATTTTCAAAAGAGCAAAGTATTCTTATACCCTTTATTAGGAATAAAAAAGGGTATAAGATTTGTTCCTATAGAGACATATATAAAATGGGAAAACTCTCTCATTAGTTCTAAAGACATATTAGTCTGTGCATATGCAATAGAACAAACAACAAATAATACAGAAGAAATAGAAAGAAAAGAAGCATTTAATGTATTTGTAAGAGAATATTTAGAAAAAAATGAATTATATCACTCTAGACACAATACAGATAATTTAGAATTAATAGTTTTTGATTTATCATATTTCAAAAAAGATTTACAAAAATTTAGAGAAGGTAAATATTCTGAATTTTCTTTAATAACTAAAAGAATAATTATGGAATTTTTTGGAGATACTGGAACTATATCTGAATATATGGAAAGTTATCTATATCCTGAAAAATATTATGAAATATATTCTGAAATTCTTAATATACCTTTTTCTATACTAGAAGAAGTGAAAGAATTATGTGATAAACCAAATTTAGAAAAAGAAGATTTTAAAAAACAAGTATTAGAATTACAATTATTTAAATAATTTATTATATTTGCATATAAATATTTTAATTATGGCAGAAAAAATTGGCAAAAATATGATTTTAATAAATGCACCAGACTTTCAAAGTATGGCAAAAGCATTTAAGATGATACCTATCACAAATGATTGTCCTTATGTAGAGTGTATGTACTCTGAAAAAGACAATGTTATGGCAGTTATCACTAAAGTAATGAAGCAATCTTATCATATGGTTCCTAAATTAGATGACAATGGTGATCCAATTAAGGTTAAAACACAAAGAGCAAATGGTAAGACTTATAAAGAGGAAAGAAGATTAGTAGATACATTTTCAGAATTTTACTTACTTACCCCTGAAGAGATCAATGGATTCATTGAATCTTTTGCTGTGAATGCAAAAACATTTGATTACAAGTCTTTCACAACTCCTAAAAAGGATCCAAAAGATGATATAATATCTGTTGGAAAACCAGAGTTGATTAAGAAAGCTTAATTATTGGTTTGGGGCAGCCTTAAATGTCCTTTGTTTTCATGATGAATCAAGTTTATACTTGTTTCTGATAGGGAGCCGGTTTGTGTGACGGCTCCCTATTTTTTTATATAAATTTAATAATATGAATCACTGGATAATGGATTATGAAACTCTAGTGAATTGTTTTGTTGGTGTATTTAAACATTACAAAACTGAAGAAACCAAAATCTTTGCAATGTGTAAACAACGTAATGATTTTGTATCGTTTATAGAGTTTCTAAAAGAAAATATTGAAAATAAAGAGTGGCATATATCCTATAATGGATTAGCATTTGATGCACAAATCACTCACTATATAATAAAAGAATATGAGAATTTAAAGTTAATGTCTGGTGAAGAAGTTGCTGAAGAAATATATCATTATGCACAATCATGCATTGATAAAAGTAACAAGCATGAATTTCAAGAGTTTCCCGAATGGCATATGTCTATTAAACAAATAGATGTGTTTAAGTTAAATCATTGGGACAATATGGCTAAGAGATCTAGTTTAAAGTGGATAGAATATACTATGGACTGGGACAATATCTTAGATATGCCTATACATCATGATACAGAGATAAATACACAAGATCAATTAGATTTAGTTATTGAATATTGTATTAATGATGTAGAAGCAACTAAAGAAATTTTTAATAGATCTAAACCTTTAATAGCATTAAGAAAGAACTTAACTGAAAAATATAATATTAACTTGTTTAGTGCATCTGAACCAAGAATAAGTAAAGAAATTTTTGCTTATTATCTTAGTAAAGAGCTAGATATGCCAAAATATGAAGTTAAAAAGTTAAGAACATTTAGAAACGTAATTAAAGTTAAAGATCTTATATTAGACTATACTAAGTTTGAGACACCTGAATTTAAAATTTTATTAGAAAAGTTTAAAACGGTAGAAGTTAATCCTAATTATACTAAAGGAGGATTTAAGTCTTCTGTTAAATATAAAGGTGTAAAAACTGACTTTGGATTAGGTGGTGCCCATGGTGCTACTAAAGCCGGAGTATATGAGTCTGATGATAAAAAAGTTATAATGTCTTCAGATGTTACTAGCTTCTATCCTAACTTAGCTATTGTTAATAAATATTCTCCTGCACATATACCTAAAGAGAAATTTTGTGAACTCTATGAATGGTTTTTTACAGAAAGAAAGAAAATACCAAAGAGTGATCCAATGAACTATGTATATAAGATTATCTTAAACTCAACTTACGGGTTGAGTAATGATAAAAACTCTTTTCTATATGATCCGCAGTTTACTATGTTTATTACTGTTAATGGTCAACTTACATTAATGATGTTATATGAAATGATTATGACAAGAATACCAGATGCTGTTGCTTTAATGCAAAATACTGATGGTGTTGAGACTATAATCCCTAGAGAATACATACCTCAATATATGGAAGTATGTAAAGAATGGGAAGAAATAACCGGTCTTAATCTTGAACATGATCAATATAACAAATTAGTATTAGCTGATGTTAATAATTATATAGCGGTAGATAGTAACGGTAAAGCTAAATGTAAAGGTAGATTTGAGTTTGAAGGGTTAGCTCTTCATAAAAACAAATCTAAACTGATCATTCCAAAAGCATTATATGCATACTTTGTTGATGGAACTTTACCAGAACATACAATAAAACATAATAGAAATATTCTTGATTATTGTATAGGAGGTAAATCTAAAGGAGCATGGAGACAACATGCTATATATGTTAAAGATGGAATAGCAAAACAAGATGAATTGCAAAAAATTAATAGATATTATATTTCAAATAAAGGTTGCAAGATTGTAAAAATAAATAAAAATGATCAAAGAGAAATACAATTAGAGTCTGGACAATGGGTTCAAACTGTAATGAATAAAATAGAAAATAAAAAGTGGTCAGACTATGACATTAATGAGAAATATTATCTTAATGCAATTGAAAAGGAAATAAATAACATAATTGGTGTAAAAAATAACCAATTAATGTTGTTTGAATAAGTTTTATTATTATATTTGTAATTAAGTCCAAGGGAGCCAAAGGTCGTGTATAAAGATTTACACTTCATTCGTGCACGGCTCCCATTGGCAATAAATCAACTAAAATTATGGGATACACAAGACCAACAACAACTACAAGAGATATGTTAGTGGCAGCACCACTACCTAATCATGGAAAAACTTATACAGTTATTCCTCATAAAAATGTTATAGATGTTACTAAAACTCTATTAAACAATAACGGATTTAGAATCACAAAAGAACTTTACAGAGCAAATATGAATGCTAAAGTAGCACAAGGAGTATATCACCTTGCTTCTACTAAAGATGAAGAAATGGGCATGATGTTTGCTTGGACTAATTCTTATGATAAAAGTACACGGTTTCAGTGTGCTGTAGGAGCTTTCGTAAATGTATGTAGCAATGGTATGTTATGTGGAGACATGGCAAACTATGCTAGAAAACATACAGGTAAAGCAGATCATGATATTCATACTCAAATAAGTTCACAAATTAAGTCAGCTAATAAGTATTTTGATAAATTAATTGATGATAAAAATAAAATGAGACAAATATTTCTATCTAAAAAGAATCAAGCAGAATTAGTGGGCAGATTATTCTTAGATGAAGAAATTATTGATGCATCACAAGTTTCTGTTATTAAAGCAGAAATGAAAGATCCATCATATCATTATTCAGCAGATCTTAATAATGCATGGACATTTTATAATCATGTTACACATTCTTTTAAGAAATCTCACCCAAGAACATGGATGAGTGATCAAGTTAAGTTTCATGAATTTATGACTGCAGAATTATTAAGTCAAGTTGGTTTACATAAAAGAGATACAACTTGGAATACAGATGGTACTTATACACTACCTGATTCTGTAAATGCTGCTGGAGTATTTAGTCGTGCTATTAAAGGATCTGATTTTGATGCTGATATGGAGGCTCAAGATTATGATACATTTGAAGAATTCAAAATATGAAAATAACTAGAGATATTAGAAAAAGTCTGAAGATTAGACCTTCGGGTAGATCTACAGACTTTATATCTCCTAGTTTTGGCTGGGGATGTTTATATAATTGTTCATATTGTTATATGAAAAGGCATAAGCCTGAAGGATTATCTATAGCTAAAAACACAAATCAGATTTTAACAGAAATAAACAATCACTCTTTATTTGCTCCATTAGAAGTGGAGAAACCAAATCAAACACATCATAAATATATTACATATGATATTAGTTGTAATGAAGATTTTGCTCTTCATGCTAAACATCATGAATGGAAAAGAATATTTGATTTCTTTAAACATCATGATAAAATAATGGCAAGTTTTGCAACTAAATATGTTAATAATGATTTACTTAAATACAATCCAGAAAAAAAAGTTAGAATAAGATTCAGTATGATTCCTGAAGTAAAACGTAAACTTCATGAACCAAATACATCAACAATACAAGAAAGAGTAGAAGCAATAAATAAATTTAAAGATGCAGGTTATGAAGTACATTTAAACTTTAGTCCTATAATTGTATATGATGGATGGTTAGATGATTATGAAGAGTTATTTGCTCTAATAAATAACCATGTTATTGATACAGATAATGTATTAGCAGAATGTATATTTTTAACACATAATGTAACTAAACATTATGACAATCTTTTAGCAGGTTATACTGAACAAGAAAAAGACCTTTGGAAACCAGATATGCAAGAAGATAAAATATCACAATACGGAAGTGAGAATTTAAGATATCATCATACAATAAAAAAACAATTAATAGATGCATTTGTAAAAGAACATGATAATGTAATACCTTGGAATAAAATTAGATATATATTTTAAATTATGAGTAAACTTTTAAATTTTTTATTATCTTGCATAAAGATAACAAGTGGATCAATCTTATTATTGATCATTATAGAGTTTTGGCTTGTAGCATTTATGCTTACAGCAATAGTAGATTTCATTACTTACATTGAAAAATCATTAACGAGATTAATGAAAAAATGTTTTGGTGAAAAACTTTAATTTTAATTATTTTATTTATGAATCTAGAAAATTTTATTTCTACAGAGGAACCAACTGTTCCTAATAATGTGAATGAGGATGGCATGCCATATGTTGATCCTGAAGTTTTAAGACAAGCTGAGAAATTAGCATGACTTATGACAAATTCATGGAACTTCTAGAAGAGAGGTTCAATAAAACTAGAGAAACTTACTCCACAAAAATGATAGAATATGCTAATGTAAATGATGTATTTGAATCATTTAAAAAAGGTGTAGGTTTTTCTTTTCATGATACACCAGAAGGTGTAGCATGGGAATATGCTTGTAAACATTTTGAATGTATTAAAACCATTATAAGCAAATGTCCCGGTGAAGTCCCAACAGATGAACTGTTAGAAGAAAAAATAGGAGATGCCATAAACTATCTTATAATTCTTGAGGGATTGATCAAAGAGAGAGGAGACTCTTAAAAACTCCTTATTAAAACCAAAAAAAGGGAGTTGTAATAACTCCCTTTTTGTTTTATGCACCTATAGCTCAACTGGATAGAGCAACAGCCTTCTAAGCTGTAGGTTGTAGGTTCAAATCCTACTAGGTGTACTATCTACCTTGTCCTCTATAAGGTTTCTTATATGCATTCTGAGATCTACTAGCATTTTTAGAGTGCACGCCCTTTCTTTTTTTGCTATTAGATCCCCTAAATACAAATGATCCTAACTTTGCCATTATCTTAAATCTCCTTGTCTAATT